GTGCTCGATAGAGGATGTTAGATAGCCGGCTAACATATCACAGCCAGTTATCGTGCAGCAGGTTGGCGATTGTCTCCAAACTCCACTTGCCTCCGCGCTGCCAGTATCGAGACAGCAAGGCAAAGTCTCTCATATCCCACGGCTTGAGCCAGTGCTCGGAGAAAAAAATCAGCAAGGTGAAGTGATTGATAACCTGGACATCAAAAGAATCTGAAAACCATCTATCGCCTACCTTGTATGCATAGCCCTTGCTGTCAATCCAGACCCAGTTGTCTGTGCCGTCAATCTCTGTCCAGACCATTTCACTGGCCGGATGGTAGATTAAGACAGCGTAGTCGCGATTGATAAAGTACTGATAGGTTGGACTGTGATAAGGCAGAGCAATCACCGCCGGAATCAGACATAAGACCGCTTGCAGCATTTTTCAATTCCTTTCGGCTGCCATTATACCTTCGCGGAGCGGCGGATGCAAATTAGAATTTTTCAAAAAACATAAAATCTTCATTTTTAACCTTAAGTCCCGCTATTTATTTGATTTACAAGCGGCTTAATCAACTTTGAACATCTTCTTATTTGTGCCATCTTTTACATTGTTTATCAATAAAACCTATACCAAACCTAAACCAAGCCTACATGAATTATCCTTGATCTACCTGCCATACCGTAGTTGCATATTCATTAAGGTTGTATTCAGTTGATTCCAATTTGCCTGCTGTTGCATTTGATTTGTTTTAATTTCTCTGAAACTTTGCCTTGTAATAAAACATTTTTTTCCGTCATAAGTGTATTATGCACATACATTTGCAAACCTTATAACATAAAATATCGTAATTTTTCATAATTTAATCTTGACATAGTGCCGATATGAATTATGATGTTTTATGAAGAAAGTCAATAATTATTCATAAGGGCAAAGTTATGGCTGATTCTATTAAGCAACTTACTTTCAATGAAAATACTTATCCTGATGTTCTCGAAGTTGTAATCAAATTATCAGAGCTTGAACAACGGAAGCCACACGATACCGCCAGACGCTTAATCGTAAAGGCTGGTCAACAAAGAATCAAAAAGCTTTCTGCAGCAGAACGGAGTAAAAAATAATGAAAGCAATCAGAGGAATATGGAGATTCATCAAGACTGTTGGATACGCACTGACGTTTGTTTTTGTCCCTCGTGATTATCCTGATGCCGGTGTCAAGATTGGGAGGCTTGATACATGAAAACCGCAGTAACCCAGACCAGCATAGATGCTTATTACAGCATCAATCTCACTGAGCAGCAGAAAGAAGTTTTAACGGCTATCCGTGTGCTTGGTGAAACCTGTATCGCTGATGTAGCGACTTATCTTGGCTGGGAACGCAGTACCGTAAGCGGACGGATGAATGACCTTAAGAAAGCCAATTAGGAGGTAGCACAAATGCCTATCACAGACCAACAAAAAGAATTACGGCGTAAGCATATTGGAAGCTCCGATATGGCCGCTATCTTAGGGATAGACCCATTTCGGAATGCCTATGACGTTTGGCTCGAAAAGACCGGCAAGGTCGATTCGTCCGACATCAGCAGCGAAGCCGCCGAAATAGGAAACGCCCTTGAAACCGGCATTTTGAATCTGGCCGAACGCAGGCTCGGTAAAATCCTGCGTAATCAATACCGTTCGGCAAAAGACAAACGAGGCTTGCCGCTGGGAGCTAATATTGACGGCCTTGTTATTGCCAGCAACGAGCCTATAGACGCAAAGACCAGCGGCATTACCGGCCCGCTGTTTGGCAATTGGGGGGACGAGGGCACTGACCAAGTGCCCGACCATATCATCACACAGGCACACGTACATATGCTGTGCGTTGACAAAGATATTTGTCATATCGCAGCGGTTCTGGGCGGTCGAGGCTTTCAGCTTTTCCACGTCCCGGAAGACAAAGAGCTGCGAAATATCATCTGCGAGAAGGCTATCGAGTTCTGGGATAAGCACGTTCAAGCCGATGTTCCACCGGCAAATGTTACCCCGTCAGCACTGATGATTAAGCGAATTATCCGGGAGCCGAACAGTGTTGTTGATGTCCCCGATGAGCTTGTTCAAAAGTGGCTCGATGCACAGCAGGCCAAGCGTGATGCTGAAAAGATGTGCGATGCTGCACAGGCAGAAGTTTTGACCGCTTTGGGACAGGCTGAGTGCGGTAACTGTTCATTCGGGCAGGTTACATATTTTGAGCAGAGCCGCAGCGGAATTGACGCAAAGGCCCTCAAAGACCAACTGCCTGAAATAGCTGCTCAGTTCGCAAACATCACCAAATACCGAGTCGCTCGGTTTAAGAAAGCTAAATAAGAAAGGAATCTGAAAAATGAATGCTAATCAACTCACAAAAGCAAAGCAGAGTTTAGAGAGACTTCTGAACTCTGACCAATTCCAAAAGTCCCTCGCAGATGTAGCACCGAAACATATCACAAAGGAACGCATTGTCAAGCTGGCACTTGTAGCGGCAAGCAGGCAGCCGAAACTTTTTGAATGCACCCCGCAGAGCTTTCTGCAATCGGTTATGAAGTCCGCAGAGCTTGGTTTGGACTGCGTTGGGACTTTGGGACAAGGTTATTTAGTTCCTTACTACAACGGCAAAATCAAAGCTTTTGAATGCCAATTTATAGCGGGCTATCAGGGCCTTATCGACCTTGCCCGCAGAAGCGGCAATATCTCACGCATAGAAAGCCGTGTGGTTTACGAAAAGGATAAATTCGATGTCGAGTACGGCCTCGACCAGAAACTTATTCATAAGCCTTATTTGGGCGGTGACAGAGGCAAGATTGTTTGTGTTTACGCTGTTGCCGAACTCAAAGACGGAAGCCGACAGCTTGAGATTATGACCCTCGATGAGGTCGAGCGTATCAGAGACCGCAGCAAGGCCAAAGAGAACGGCCCGTGGGTTACTGACTTTGCAGAGATGGCCCGCAAAACTGTTGTCCGCAGAATAGTTAAATACCTGCCAATGTCCCCAGACCTCGTTAAAGCCATCGAGACCGATGACCAGCAGTTCGATTACAACCATGCCGCTGATATGGCTGGCGGTATGCAGGCTGGCGTTCAGGGCCTCAAGGAACGGCTCAAAAAGGTTGAATCTAAAACTGTTGACGATGTTTCGGCAGAAGAAGCAGACAATTTGGCAATTAACGGGAGAGGAGAGACGGCGTAATGGCAAACTATAACAAAGTAATTCTAATCGGCAATCTGACACGGGACCCGCAGTTGTCGTATCTGCCGAGTCAGACGGCGGTGGTGGAGTTCGGGCTGGCGATCAACCGGCGATTCAAGAAACAGGATGGATCAGAAGGGAAGGAGGTGTGTTTTGTTGACCTCCAGATGTTCGGCAAGCGGGCGGAAGTGGTCAACAAGTATTTCAAGAAAGGCGACCCGATATTCGTCGAGGGGCGTCTGAAGTTTGACCAGTGGAACGCGCAGGACGGCTCGAAGAAAAGCAAACTCCGGGTATTTGTGAAGAACTTTGAGTTTGTCGGGGAACGGAAAGCAAAAGAGCCTGAACCGGAGCAATCGTTTGAGGACAAGTACAACCTGAACGACGCCCCGCCAATGGATGATACTCAAATTCCGTTTTAATGTAACCTAAACAGGAAGGGATTCCATGAAAACTTGTAAGCGATGCAATACGGAAAAACCGCTGGATGCATTTTATGTTCACAGTCAAATGGCCGATGGGCACTTGAATATATGCAAAGAGTGCGTCAAAGCCCGTGTGGCAATTTACGACAAGCAGCCCCATGTTAGAGAAAGAGACAGGAATCGCAGGCGAGGCGGAAGAGATCAGAAGCATGTTGCACGAATGAGGGCATATCGCAAAAATAATTCCCAAAGAATTAAGGAATACAAGGCGGGGTACTTCCGTGAACAACGAAAACGAAAAGCCAATTACGCAATCTCAAACGGGCTGCGGGACGGCAAAATTATCAGGCCAAACAAATGCGAAAAATGTGGCAAACAATGCCAGCCGCAGGCCCACCACCCCAACTACGACGAGCCTTTGAATGTGCAGTGGTTATGCTCAAAATGCCACGGCCAGGCACACTGGAAGCAAGTATCAGCATAACCACTTACATCAAGGACGCTAAGCATGGAAAGCAAGATAGAGATAACAGGGATACAGAAGGTCGAGGGCCAGAAGATGAGATTCCCCCTCGGCGCACGGGAGCGACTTATGCAGTTTTTGTGCGAGGCCCCGACGGGATACTATACCTTAAAGATTAACAAGGCCCGTCAATCCAAATCCAAAGCTCAGTTAGGCGCAATATTCGGCTTAATGATGGAGCGGGTCATTGCCTTCTGTAATGACAATGGATGGGATACTTCCGCTTTCTTGCGGGAAATGGTCAGGGACGATTTGCCTACCGGAGTAGCCCCCTCGAAAGACCTCATTAAAGATTTGCTTTACGACCTATGCCCGATCTTTGACGACAATGGAAAGCGGATCACGCTGAGCCAGAGCGACACTAAACAGGCAGCGGAGTTTTACACGAATTGCACAACGCTATTGGCGAGCCGGGGGATCTACGTTCCCGACCCCGATCCAAACTGGCGAAACAAATAACCACCAATTAACGGACTACGCATGAAGCGACAAATGAACATGATGTTCAGGCAGGGATGCCCGGCTACCTCTAAAGGGGTAGTCAGCAATCATTCGTTTCCTCCTCCTTGTGCGCGCGGGGCTTTTCCTCTCCTTATGTCCC